TTATAATCTTAAAATTTTATACCAGTATGCATAATACTCTCTTGCTTCTTTGGTCCTATCTATAACAGCTCTATCTTTGTATCCCTCATTTTGCAATTTAGTTTTCCAGGATGTTGCTCCAAAGTATTTAACTGCATTATAAAATCTTCTTATAGTTTTACTATCAACATTAGTTTCTCTCATAATATGTCTAAATATTTTGTCTGAAAGAGTTCTATTTATACCAGTGTTATTGTAAACACTATATAAATAGTCATGCACAACAGCAGCATTAATATATTTGCCATAAGGATTATACAGCCATTGTAGACTTTTAGGTACTGAGGCTCCATCAGTGATGAAACCTCTAAACACCTTAATATCATAGCCATTTATAGAGTAAACATAATCATCTAACAGTATAGCTTTTCCATTAGATATAACTTTAAGATTAAGTTTAGTCTTTTCCATTTTTACCTTCTTTAAATTTCTTAAATAAAGGTTGTAATTCTTTAACTGCTGCCTCTATTGTATTCTCATTTATAAATATTCTTAAATGTTTTGGTAATTTAGAAACAAACTCTTGAACTGCTTTCTTTTTAAGATTTCCTAAACCTTTACCTTGAATTTCAAGTTCTTGATTTATAACTTCTTGTTGAACTTCTTCCTTTCCTTTGTATCTCCAAGACAATAAGAAATAAACCACCAATGAAAATGCATACCCTAAAACTTGCCATAATAATTGTTTATCCATACTTTTACCTCCTAAAATTTTTAAATTTTTATAATAAATTTGTCTGGTCAGACTGTTTATTAATTAGTTTTCAATTTGAAAATGTGGACCATCTTTAAATGTTTTCCAATCTCCACCCCAAGTGATTACATAACCTAATTTTCTTGCTACTTCTTTTATATGACTTGCAACTTCCTTATAATATTTAAAATCCCAAGTTACTTTATTATCAATTAAAACTGCAATATCTACTGCTTTTCCTTTTAAATGATAACTATTCATTGTTTTAGATTTACCAGTTTTTACAAGTTCTTTTTGTCTTTCAACTGTTCTTAAACCCTCTGTAATTTTAAAATCATAAGGACTATTTTTTATTGCTTCTTTCATTAAAATAACTAATTTTGAATTAACTCCATTCATTTTATCCAAACTAGCTTTTGAAAAACTAAACATTTATCCTCCTTATATATAAAAATGCAAATTTTTATATCAAAAATTAAATTTTATTGCTTCTTAAATATAAAATCTTTAAAATTTATATTTAATAAAAACTTTTTTAAAAAAATACCTTGTAATATCAATTTTAAAGAGTTTTATTAAAGATAGCTATATAAAACTACCTTTAATAAGTTAAAACTCTTAAATTTACATATTAGCTAATTTAATATGAATTTCTTTTCTTTTTTTCTCAAAATCAGTTTTTGTTAATTCTTTTGGATTCTCTTTAGTCTTAAAATGGTTTTCTGTATCATAAACACTTTGAATAAATGTACTTCCAAAAAACATTAATTGAACAAATCCCATTAAATCCATTTCTTTTCCATAATCATCTTCAAAGTACCAAGTTTTTTTAATTTCTTTTCCTAAAAAAGTTTTAACCAAGAACAATAACAATGCTGTCATAGCTATCCAAATAATATCTTTATCTCTACATCTTTGTCTGTGCTCTGTGCTATCTACTTTATAATCAAAGCCATAATCAAGTATTTCTGCTTTTAAATTGTCTATTACATTGAAATAATCTTTTCGTTGCTTTTCAGTATCTAAGTACCAAAATCTTTTTTCTTTATTCCAAACTAAGTATTTATCATCTCCTTGTGGCTTTGGAACTTTTATCAGTTTTTTATTCTCAATATATTCTCCATCTTCAAGTTGTATTTCTATATCGTTTTCAACCATTTCTGCTCTTGTCATTTCTCTTAATTTCCCATTATTGTAAATAGGGTATTTATATATTAAGTCAGTTATTACCATATCATTTGTATAGTCTTGGAAGTATGATAGAGGTGATTTTAATACATCCTCTAAACTTTCTGCATACACAGAAAAGATTAATTTATCTTTTTTATAAAAATTTATTGTTTTCATTTTTTACTCCTTTCAAAAAAAATTAGTATTTTAGGTTATCTGTTCCATCACAGATAGATTTTTAAAATGTGAATAGATTGGAAAATCTATTAAAATTTAGAGATATAACTCTAACTAAAGATTTAGACAGAGATTTATTTTCTAGGTATTCTGGGAAAATTCCACAAGATGTATCTCCAAGTAGGATTATTTGTGTAATTCTAGAAGAGGGCTCAGGAGCCCCTGGCGGTTACTCTATTTATGGAAATAATATTGCTGCATTTTATTTTAACTATAAGATAACTGCTACAAGAAAAGCAAAAATTATATACTACTAATTACCCAATTTTAGTTATTTTTAAATTTGTAGATGAGTTCCACATAAAAGCGTAGTACAAATTTTCCCCTCCCCAAATGAGCCATCTAATAGCATAATTGTTGTTTATAATTTTAAATGCTTCAACTCTAGTATTTTTTTCTATAATATCTCTAAGTTCTGGTATTGTATTTGGTTCAGGCATATTTATTAAATTTATATTTGTATTCAAAGTTTCAATCAATGCTTGTCTAAGACTAGAATTTTTTAAAACTATATATGTGTTTTTGGATAAATTTTCCAATCTATCAAGAAGTGAATTATTATCCAATGGAATAAAATTTTCTGTATTTGCTGAAGTATTATTATTGTTTTTTAAACATAAAAACAATTTTTTAGTGTTATTGTCAAAATAAGTTTTTCCAGCAATTTTATTTCCTGAATAATTTAAAATTCCACCATACTCTTTACCTGTGTTATGAAAAATATCTTCACTTAATTTATTATCAATTTCTGTTTCTGTATAGTATCTATCATCGTGAGAATGATTAGAAACATTATCATTCAACTTTTTTAAAGCCTTAGCTGTTGCTAGTTTATTTGTATCATCTTCTTCAAAACTATCAGTTTTATCTAAATTAAATCCGCTTTTTTTTAAAATGGTTGGTTCTTTTCCAGCAATATTTTCTTTTAATCTTAAATAACCATCTTCAATTTTATCCCATAATTCATTCCAAAAATCTCTAAATTTACCTTTATAGTTTGCTTTCCAAACTGGCAATTTTAATTCCTTTGTTACCTTTTCTATTTCTTCTCTCCCTTGTGGATCATTTATCCATTGTGTCATTTTTACCTCCTTGAAATTTTAATATTTTCTATTTTCTCTAAACTCATTTCTTCAAGTTCTGATAAACTATACATTTCAATATAGTATTCTTCTCTTGCTAGTGTTATTTTTTCAATTTCTTCTAATGTCATTTCGTGTAGTTCTGAAATTAAATAATCTTCTATATAAACTCCATTTATAACTTCAAGTCCTACACCTGCTCCTTTTATTTTTCTAACCAAATTAAAAACTTCTTTTTTTTCTAATTTTTCTGGAATACTTATAAGAATTTTTCCAGATAGCTCAAGTATTCTAAATTCTTCCTCATTCAATTTAAAATATTCTGATAAAATTCTTATAATTTCCTGTGGACTTCCTAAGAATTGTAAAAGTGATATTTCAAATTTTAGTATTTTCCTGTATTCAATATCATTCAAACCATTTCTTTGAATTTTAAAATTACTTCCTAGTAAATCCAATAAATAGCCTTCTGATTTATCTATATCATTGAAATTAGAAATTAAATTATAAACATTTCTTATTATAAAATGCTTGTTTTCTGCTATTTCAAACATTTTTTTAGAATATACTGTATTATGATATATATGCGGGATACGACTTAAAATCAATAATTTACCTCAATAGTTATGTCATTTTCATTCGCAACTGCCACTTCCTTAGTAGATAAAATATAATCAGCTTCCCGCTCGCTGTATTTTACATCTCCTAATTTAAGTTTTAGTGTTTTTATACCACTTGTATTTTTATAAATTTCTCCAATTATTTTATATAGATAAATAGTTCCAGCTGGCTCAACTTCATCTAAATATTTTAAGTAAATATCTTTTATTACTTTTTTAAAATCTTCTTTCCAAATCTCCTTAATAGCTTCAACTTCAACTTTCAAATATATAGTCTTTTCTGTTGGTCTTGTAAAACCTACTGTTATTTCACCGAAATTTTTTGTAATATCTCCAACCGTTCTAATCCCTGCAATCTTATATTCATAAAGAGCTTTTAAGATATTTTCGTTAGTATCTCCATAACAAATACATTCATAACTGTGTGCTAATCTTCCAGCACTATCAAAATCATCAGTATCATTTTCTATGACTTGGCATTTCTGTACATTTGTATTTTGGAGTATATAATTTTTTATACCCTCTGTTGTAAATGAACTCTTTCTATCAAGTCTTTTCAAATATCTCTCTCTTAATTCTGTATCTGTTTCTAAGTCTTTTCCACCTAATGTATTTAACTTGTTATTTATAGAAATCACACCAGTTAAAATTTCAGTTTGTTCAGTTATAGCTCCTGCACTAACATTACCATCAGTTCCAGCATTTAAGGCTATTACTTCAATATTTGTCTCTCTTTCAATTGTTGTAATAGTAGATGTATTTAATGTTACAAACTTGACCCCTGATTTAGTTTCTACACCCCAAGCCTGTGGTATTTGTGTTCCAATTTCTGCTGTAACTGTAATCTTACCAACTGCCTTTTTAGCTTTATTCCAAGTCATACCTAAATGACTTGTTATAGCATTAAGGTTAGTTCCTGTTGCTGTATAAACTGATAATTGGTTAAATGCTGATAACGCTTGTAAATAACTATCGTATTCTTCTGCACTATCAAATCTAAGCCAAGCAATTATTATATTACTGTCTGTTTCTCTTAAATCTGGCTTTACACTCTTAAAATCATTTAATTTTCTTGTGTATATTTCATCTATTGTTGGCACCATAAAACCTTTTTCTGTTATCAAATTGTGTACACCTCCCCATTAATTCTTATATTAGCAACCAAAATATTATCTTCAAATTCAATGCTTTCAATATTTTCTACACCATCATATTTATTTATAACCTTACTAACTTCTTGAATTATCCTTGTTTTATTATCTTTCAGTTGTAATATACCTGTGTTAGTATCATTTAAATATGGAGTGCCCCAAGTAGTATTTAATGCAAATTGTCCTTTATTTTGTTCTAATTCAATTCTAATAGCTTGTACTAAATCGTCTGCATTACTAACAATTTCACATACTCCTTTATCAAATACTAACTCACAATCTTTATCTAATTTTGGGCTTGTCATCTATCCTCCTAATCAGCACTACTTGTAGATGTTGGAATCTGGTCGCCAGGTTTATATGTATGTGTATGTCCTTTAAGGCTTTTACCTGCTCCTTGTACATCTTCTGTTGCTGTAACTCCACCAGTTATTGATACATTTCCTGTTTGTTTAGTATCCCCAGTTTGTGTTGTATTACCATTTATAGTTAAATCTCCATTTAAAGTAACATTACTTGTGATAGTTGTTTCATTACTTCCAGCAAGTATTGTTATATCTCCATTACCTTTTATTTCTATTCTAGTTCCTGCACCTTGTAAAATTATATCTTCTGAATTATCTTCAAAACCTTTTTCACAACTTCCTATGATATAAGGCTCATTCAAACTAAATCTTTCAAGGCTTGTTTCTTCTGATAATGCTGTTTCACTAAACCCAACCCATACAATATCTCCAACTTTACGAGGTATTTGGAAAGTCCAACCACCAAATTTAAGAAAATCTAATCTTACATCTATAAGTGGAGGATAATTTATAAGTTGTTTACACAACTCTCTTTTAGCAAGAGGTTGAACTGTACAAGTTCCAGCTCCGTGATTAACTGATGTTATCTTACAAGGCAAACTTGTATGTAATTCATTCAAACTATCATCTATTAATGCTTTTATAACTTCTATCATTAAACCACCTCTACTGTTGCTGTTGCACTAAATGTTTCAACTCCACTTGCTGAGAAATCACATTCTTTTACAACTACTTTTCCTTTAAAAGTTGTACTTTCAATCTCTAATAATTGTCCTATTTTTATAAGTGGAATTAGCAAACATTCAATATCAAATTTCTGTTTCCCTTTCTCAGATGTTTTATTATTACTTTTTTTCTTGCTTTTACTATCTTTGTTAACTTTTTTTTCATCTTTTTTTATTTCTGCCTTATCCATTTTTTTATCTACTCTTATAAGTCCCTGCTCTCCACCTAAGTGAATTACACTTGAATAGACTTTATTAGGTAGTTTAAATTCAATAGATGTATTAGTAAACCTTGATATTGTCCCTGTATCTCTTGCAAGAATCGGGATCACATTTGATAATCTTCCACTAAATACCTTGCCATTTGGATATACTGTATCTTTGCCTAATTCCTTTATATCCATAGTAAAATTACACATTTTTTCAATCTGTTTTATAACTTCACTTGCCTTAATTCCAGCTTTGAATTGCCTATTTATAATAGTATTCGTATAAGCTCTATTATTTGGAGTTGCTTCAATAGTAGTTATAAAATCATTTTCATCTCTTGAAGTTGTTATACTTTCAACTATTCCATTAAATATAACTCCATGTAATTCTCTATATCCTGCGTCAATAGAAACATCTTGATTTTCTTTTAACTTTTGTTTTGTTGTTTCTGATAAGTTGTATAGTTTTATAGTTGCTATATCGCTCTTATTATCATCAGTACACTTAACTTCAAAATCAATGTCTAATTGCTCATAATCAAAAACTATCCCTCCTATTGTTATAAGTCTAACTTGCTTCCATAACTTCGCCATCTTCATCACCTATTAAAAAGAATTTATAGTCCTTATTTAGATTTTGATGAGTAATTTTATCTTTTTCTTCTGCAAAATCATTAATTTTTATACATCTTAATTGAAGATTAGTTTCATTTCTTACTAAACTTAAAAAATCAATGTTAGGTACTACCTTATTAAAACCTGTTATCCTTTGATTTAAGCCGTCTAAAATTGATAGGTATATAAAACTATCATAAGTATTATAAATTAGTTCTAAATTAATATTATTAGGTAATTCAGCTATTATTCCTCTACTCTCTATATCTGTTACATCAATTTCTATTGCTTTCATAAAGTTTCTCCTATCCAGCTAAATTTTTAAAAAAACTTTTCTCTGTATCTTTTGTTTCACCAACAACTTTATTTACTTTGCTTTTTTCTGCACTTGTTGGAGTGCTAACCTTAGCTGTTATTCTTTTCTTCTTACCACCAGAAGTTTTAGCTTTTTTACTATCCATTTTTACATCAGTTTCTTTTATTTCTCCAACTTGTATCTGTCTTAGAGTTATATAGTAAGTAAAGCCAAATTTTTGCTCTCCTGTTTCCATTTCTTCAATATTTTCTATTATCATATGCTCATAAGTATCACGGTTAGAAAATACAAACTGTACTTCTTCGCCTAATTCTTGCAATTTCATTAATTTATCCCTATTCAATAAATAATCTCTGCTGTTATCTACAACAGTTATATTAATTATCATAGGTTCTTTTCTAACACTATCACTTATATTAAATCCATTCTCAACTCTTTTAGTTGGTAATGTCATTGGTAAACTTCTTGTCTTTTCTGATATAACTTCAAGTGGTATATCTTGTATATAACTTTGATTTGAATTTTCTGATAGACTTAGAGCCATATTAACTGCTTGTTTGAAAAAACTCATAATATCCTCCTAGAATAAAAAGCCCATTCCAGCTTGTACTTTCATTTTTTCTAAATTTTCTTTATCTTTTTTCAGTAAAAAATTCACTATATTTTCAAAACTATTTTCCCCATCTTTGCTTTCATTAATTGTTACATCAGTTTTATAAGTAGGGTTATAATTAACTGTTTGATTAGTTGTTACTGCTTTTTTAGTTCTATCTATAACTTTATTGTCAAAAGTTTTAGGCTCAAGTAACTTATTGAAATCGGTAACAACACCAGAATTAACAGGTTGATATGGTATTACAAAATCTTTTTCAACTGGCACTCCAAATGTATTTTGATTTTTTATTATATACTTCATTGCTTCTAATTCGTTTTTTGCTTTTTCTTCTGCTTTTCTTAATTCTGTTTTATGTAATCTATCAGGTAATTCTCTAAACATTCTGTTAGATGATGTGTTTAAAGTGTCCCAACCATTACTAAAAGTATTTACAAAGAAATTATTATCCCAGTTTTCTTCCGCTGTTTCTTTATTGTGAAAAATTCTATCATATACATATTTCCCACCTGCTCCAACTACTTGTGGTAATGAAACAACCATTTTGGCGAGACCTATTCCTGTTTTTAAAAATTCTATCGTTTCTTGTAAAGCGAAATTAACTTTACCTATTTCTTCACTAGCCATATCAGCTTGGCTAGTTATTTCTTTAAAAAATTCTTTTATATCTTTTCTTAAATCTGCAAATCTATAATCAGTGCCTGTGAATTTTAGTAGAGCATTTATAGCGTCCTCTGTAAAACTTTCTTTACCTTGAAAGGCTGCAAATACATCTTCAATAGCACCTACTAATGCAAGTAATGGAAATTGTGTAGCAAGGAATAGACCTCCTATAACTTTTAAACCTGTTTTAGCTCCGTCTGGTAATGCATTAAAACCTCTTTTAATATCTCTAAAAACACCAATAAAAGTATCTACAAAACTTCCACCAGCCTTGAATACTTTGGTAACTAAATCTTGGATGCCATCAGCATTTTCTGCCATAAATTCCCAAAACTTAGCTCTTGTATCTCTTATAGACATTCCCCAAGTTTCGTATAAATCTCCTATTCTATTTTTGGCATTTATGATTTTACCCTCAGGTGTTTTTAAAAATTCTTTATTTTGCTCTCCTACACTTCTTCTTACTGCTTCTGCAAGTAGAGCAACTTTTTGTTCTTCTGTTCCTACTTTTAATAATTGCTCCTCTCTTTCTGATAAGACAATTCCATTTCTTTTTAAAACCATTGTTTGACCATTTATAGCTTTGGCAAATATGCTGGCAATACCTTCCATATCTTGTCCTGTACCATTTAATCCCTTTTCTTTTACAAGCATATCCTGCATAACTGGCAATAATTTTTTAATACTGCTTTCTTGCATTCTAAAAGTTGCTAATCTTTGAGCACCTGCAAGAGTTACTTCATCTCCAACAACTCCTAATTTTTGTAATTCCCCTGTCATATCTATAATTGATTTTATTTGGTCATCTCTAAAATTTTGAGCTCTTAGAGTGTTATATAACTTAGCTTCTTGTTCTATTTGATAGTTACTTGCTTCAACTGCCTTATTATATTGACCTACAAGGGCACTTATTGAAAAATATCCAATAGCTAACTTCCCTAGTGTACTTCCTGTTACTTCTTTAAATCTTTGGCTCAAACTCATAGATTGTTTTAAATTAGCTTTAAATTGTTTAAAACCTGTTGAATTTAAAAAAGTATCTATATTAAATTTTAATGCTCCAACTACACTCATTACTACACCTCATTCATCTTTGAAATTCTATCTAAATATTCTACTAATTTCTTAACTGAATAATTTTCTGCCCTTTCAAAATCTCTTATAAAATAGCCATATACAGTTATCATTCTTTCTATACTTTCTGCATTATAGTTTAAGTTACATTCCACGAAATGTGCTCATAATAAAACCACAAAAGGCGATATTCTTTACTTGCTCCCAAACTGATAGTCCTATTTCTTCTATTTCTTTATATTTGTAATTATCTATATTTTTATTTAATAGTTTTAAAAACTTTTCTCCTGTAAATACTACATTGTCAATTCCTGCTAAAAATAGCTGTTCCATTGTATAAATGCCATTATCATCAAGTTTTAATTCTAAATCATTATATTTTATACTTTCAGGTACTCCTATAATATCTTCAAGTTTTGGGTTAACTCCACTAGGATACTTTAAAATTTCTTTTGTATAATCAACTATTCTAGTTCTCCCTATTCTCTTTTCTAGGTTAAGAACATAGCTAGCAGGTTGCTCCATTACAGTTACATCAAAATTATTTACTTTTATCATTTTCTTTTCCATCCATACCTCCAAAAATAGAGTAGTAAAAACTACTCTATTATGCTAATTTTAAATTTATACATTGTACTTCCCATTCAAAACCTTTTGCATCTGTACCTATTTCTAAATTAGGTATTTTCTTAAAGAAACCTTTTGCCGAAAAAGCTCCTAATGTTCCATCCAAACCTTTATTTATAAATGTAACTGGGAAAGTTCCTTTTTCTCCCTCTGTTAATGCAAGTTGTTTAAAAGTTAAATTCAATGGAGAATTTTGTAATATTTTAAATTTTATTACTGCATCATAATCATTGTGTTGATTAATACTTCTAGCCCCATCTACACCTTTTGCTACGCTCTTAAACTCACTATCATACTCTATTGTTATTTTTGTATCTTCTGCATAGTCATCAACTCTTACTTTACCTATGATTAATTCATAGTTTTTGCTATCATAATTATATATATTAGCCATTTATAGAACCTCCTAAATTTCAAAGAATAAATCAGCTGATAATTCTCTAATACCATAAGCATAGTAAACAGTAATTTTTACACCTGTTAATTTACCATTTAATATGTCATTCTTTGGTATTTCTTCAAGTGGTACTATATCAACTACTGTCTTATCTTCAACTAATGCTTTCATTCTCACAAATTGATTACATCTATCTAAAATAACCCCTTTTAATGGTCCTAAATCTGCAAATGTAGGTTTTGGAGTAGCTTTTAAATATAATGTAATATCTTCTTCTAACCTAAATTTTAGAGCTTTTACACAATGAATATAATCAATTGGATCACCTGTTACTGTAACTCCATTAGCAAGTCCAAGTTGCCCTTTCATTCTTGCTACATAGTTAGATTTATTCTTGTCTAATACTCCTTGCTCTGCCCCTGTTAGCCCACTTTCAACTGCTCCATTTATAAGTTTATTAGCTATCAATACACTTCCTGGAAATTGTGGTATTGAATAACCTGCAACTGCTCCTGCTATTAATTCATCATTCTTACTAAAAAATAATGAAGTTGTGTCCTCAGCTATTGCTTTGATTTTATCTTCTGCTGTCATAATATCTGTATCAGATTTTACTTGTGCAAATAACATCTTTTCTCTTGCACTAATTTCTTTAGAAATTAAAGGTATTTTCTCTATATCAGTTTCATCTGTTACAGTACCAAACCAGTCATTTTTAACACTATCAAACAAGTCTTTGTAATTGTTTCCAGCTACTGCCTTACCAAATACCAATACTTGTTTTGCTCCTCCATTAAATACGGCTTGTAATATCTTATAAACATCATCACCTGATTCAACACCTGTTACATCTTTTATACTTGTTATTAATTGCTCTGTTATAGCTTTCTTAGTACTAAATACACCAATTATATTTACTGTTGCTTGGTCAACTGGACTTGGCTTGTGTGTATTTAAAAATACTATTTTCTTTTCAGCACCTAATTTTATTCCCATTAATTGCCTCCTTTTATTTCAAAATCTACATCTTTTATTATTTCTATTTCTGTTCTTAGTTCCTTAGAAGTTCTTACAGTTAAATCAAATACATATCTTTCAAGTAAATCACTTGCTGAATAATCTGTAATGTCTTTTAACTCTCCAACTTCCTCAATAACCAAGTTTAACCTATTGAGTTTTATCCACCAGTTTATAGCTTCTATATTTGTAAAGTAATCTCTAATTACTGCTACATCCACAAAACTATCTTTTTTACTTAGAGTAAATGAAAAACTGATTATATGCTTGTTTATATTTGTTTGTTTAAAAACTCCATATTTTTCAGTGTCTTCTCTATCATTTGTATATCTATGAATAACTTGATTAGAAATAGTCCTTGCAAGAACTCTTGGCAATTTAAGTTGTCCATTTACTTTTGAAAGATGCTCAAATGGGATAACTTGAAATTTATTATTTAATTCTTTTATTTTGTCTAAGAACAATATTTCTAAATCTATGTTATCCATCTTTCATCATCTCCAAAACAAACTCATTAAAATCTGCATATAATCTCGGTAATATTTCAACCACTCTATAATTGATATTTTCAACTTTTATAATATCTCCTAGTCTTAATCCATAGTTTTTAAGTATCTTTCCATTAAGTTGATTTAAAACTTTAATTGCAGCATTAACATCAGGAGTTGCTACTTTTAGAGTTTTCTTATAAATAAGCATTTCCCAATGATAAACTTCTTCTGCTCCATTTGGGTTGTGCATATCATATTCAGATTTTCTAGTTACTTGATATTTTCTTAACTCACTTTTGGCAAATTGTGATAACTTGAATTTCATCTTAAATCTCCTTAACTATATACTCTAAACTATTAATCATTGTTCTTGTATCTATCAGTGGTTTATCTCCACTCCCTTTTCTTTCTCTTGCTTTGATGGTACTTTCTGCAAGTGCAGCCCAACTTCCTTGCTCTATGCTTTTTCTAATATACTCAACTATTTGTTTTCCTATATCTTCAAAACATTGTTTAGCTTGAATTTTACCTTCTGCGACTTGTTTGGCATTATAAATAAATCTGTTCATTATTTTTTGCATATTTGCATCTATTGCTGTTCTCCAAAATGGTCTTGCTGGGTAATGAACATTAAATCCATCTTTTCCATACTCTAGCCACATTGCTATAAGCTCAACTTTTTGCCCATTTTCTTCTGTATTATCTTCATTGAATTGCACAACTAATTTCCATTTTGCTAATAGATTTAATTGCTTTTCTATCTCTGCAAATTTCTTTAAACTTTCAGTTGTGAATTTTACATTAACTCCAATCATAAGTTTTCCTCACATATTTATAGAGAATATCCTTAGCTTGTGAACTTGCAAAGATAGTTGTTCCTATTTTGTTTGCTCCATCTGTTGCATAAGTTATTGACATATCACTAATGCTTTTACTAGCAATACCTTTTTCAATATCACTTGTATTATCATCATCTAAGTCTCTAACTATTGAATATGCTTCCAGTATCTGAGCCTTTTTAATTTCATCAGGGACTTTTGATTCATTAATTCTAGGGAATATTAATTCTTGTGTATCTGATTTTCCACTATCTCTTATCATTAAGCTTTCAATCTTATCTAATGCTTTATATAAGCCTTTTGATAATTCTTGTTCAGATACTTCCTCATACCTGTTTTTTATAAATTCTTTTGCTTCATCTAAACTAACATAACCTATCACTTCATAACCTCCTTAAAAGCAAGGGGAGAGCTTTTAACTCTCCGTTATGCTTGTGATATTTCTAATTCACATAGTAATTTTGTTTTACCTGTTTCAGTTTCTATAACATCACAACCGAATAATTGTAATCCTTTTACATATTCACCGAATGATTTTTCAAATTCTCCAGCTTTTATTTCATTTAATTGCATTGCTAATGTTAATCCAGCACTTACTCCTGCCATACAATGATATTTCTTAGCTGTTCTTTGTACATTGTTAGATTTATAGATAGTAAATCCTCCCCAGCTTCCAATAAAATAGCTTTGATTAATACCTAGTGTATTTTCTCCTTTTGAAATTGTTGGAACTTCTTTTATAAGTTGCCCATAAATTTCAGGTGAAATTACAAGCCATCTATTTGCTGTAGGTACATTATCTTCATCCATTTTCACTGCTAAATCTATAATTTTATCTGATACTTTATCAGTACCTATAACACCAGCAACTTTGTTTTTACATTTTATATATAATTTAGCAAGTTCTGTATCAACAACATCAGCCATTTCATAAATAGCTTGGTCTGTTAATGTTTCCATTACTCCTGGTATAGCTTGTGCCTTATCTACATCATCCATTTTTAAAGCGAAATACTTAGCTTTATTAATAGTGATAGTTTGATATGCTCCTGTGTCTTCTTGGAATGTTATATCTGCTCCTGTATAATCTCCAACAGTAACTGACCCTATACTTGGCACTCTTACAGAGCTACCCATATTTTCTATTTTTCCTTCATAATTTCTGTTTGCTAATGCACCAAAAACTAATTGCTTATTTAAGTTTCTATTTGTTAATTCTGCCCATACTTCTGGTTTAAAAGTTTGATATGACATATTTATATCCTCCTATTTTTCTCTTAATATTTCCTTTAATTGCTCATCTGTTAATTTTGCCTTTTCTACATCTGACATCTTGATAAAGTCTTCATATTTAACTTTTGAATTACCATTATTAGGTGGCAATGGTGGTGGTGTAGTACTTCCTTTATCATTAAATAAATCTGGATAAGTTGTTTTAAAATTAGCAACTTGCTCATCAAAACCTGTAATCTTTCCATCTTTAATATCTAATTTAGAAAAGTCTACTGCATTCACAAGCATTGAACTATATTTAGGTGATATTGCTCCTAATGCAAAACTTGCTGCTGTTTTAATAGCTTGCTTTTTATAATCATCAAAACTGTTTTTAAATACTATTTCTTTTCCTAAATCATCAGAAGTTACCTTATCTCCTAATTTTGATTTTAAGAATTTAATAGCATTGTCATTATACAGTTTATCTGATAAACTTTGATTTTTACTTATAAAGTTAGTTACTGCCTCTGCTGTAATTGGCTTTTCAACTTCCTTTACTGTTTCAATCATAAACTTGTTGTCAGTTAGCCATTTCTTACCTTCATCACTTCCTAATATTTTCTTTTCTTCATCAGTTATTACTATTTTTCCATCTTTTAATTCCATTGTTTCTCCTCTCGTGCAATTTCTCACACAAAATTAATTTAATCTAATTGGCTCAGCCCAACATCTACAATTAAAATCTTCTCCTGGTAATTCATCATTGATACTAAATATTAAGCCCTCTCGTTCAGCGTGTTCTGGTCTAACTCTATCGTCTTTCATAGTATGCCAAACAAAATGTTCAATACCATTCTCAATCATCAAGTCTTTACATTCTTGAGCATATAAATTACCTGTTTCATTTCTTGCAAGGTTTTCATTTCTATTATTGAGCCAAGTTTGGAGCTTGTTAATATCGTTATTTGTATATGTTCCATTCTCTATACTATTAACAATATCTTTAATCTCCTTACTAGCTCTATTGTTAGCAATGTCTTGCTTCAAAGCATTTAATGTAGACTTTGGTACTTCTCCATTTTTTAATACATCTAAATTTCTATTATAATTTTTGATTGTATCTATTATTCTTTGTTGCCTTATATCCATTAACTTATCAGCTGTAACTGATGTATTATTAAATAAATCATAATTCTTTTTTATCCAGTACTTAGCACCTTCTAAATCAGTTCTTTTTAAATCTTCATCTGTTAAAGTTCTCCAACTTTCAAATGTTGATAAATTAACTTCAATAGCAACTTTTGTTAATTCTTTTATAATGTTTCTTTTTTCATCATCTGTTAATTCAAATAATGGGAGTTGTCCTGCATTTATATATTTTTTTGCTCTTTTAACTCTCTTTTTTGTATAAAACTGAAATATCAATCTTAATTTATTCTCTTGAGCAACTGGGAACATATGTTATTCCTCCTTTACTTCTAGTCCTAAATCTTTCATTATATCTTTTGAAAGTTCTTCAAGTTTAACTTGTAATTGCTCTTCTCTTGTTATTCCAGCAAGTATATTTAAAATATTTATAAGTTTTTCTTGATAACTTATATTAGTTTTTATTGATCCTATTTCTTTATCTTCTTTTTCTCCTAAAAGACCTAAAAACTTGATAGCTGTTTCTAAACTCATTACATTGTTTTGAATACCTTGTACTACAATAGACATTTTTTCAGTTAGTGATAAACTTAAAATATCTTGTGTTTCTATTTGTAAATCAATTTCTTCACCTTTTATTTTCTTATATCCCCATAGAATGATGCTTTTTATTCCTGTGATACATTTAGTCCTTTTGCTCTCAACTGTTGCAATAGTCCTTTCTAGGCTTCTTCTTTTAGCTTCTCCACTTGATATGCTTCCTCCTAAATCAATTCCAAAAGCTAGGTCATTTACTCCTAATTGTTTATAAATATTATTTTTGATGTCTTCTTTGTGTAACTTCCATTCTTGTGTCTTAGTTTCAAGTTGCACTTGCTTGACTTCTTTATCATCTTTATTTACAACAATTACTCTTCCATCTAGTCTTACAGTGCTACGCCCATTTTTATCAACTTCTATTACACTATCTGGAACTTGCAACAATGGATTAGCAACCTTTTGAAATGCTTGTGATGTTAAAGTATCTCCAATTACTAACTCTCTTACATTTCCAACTAAATCATCATTATAATCACTTTTACCAAAAATGTTCTCTACTTCTACTACTGCCCAACCTTGCGCTTGATTATCTCTATAACCTAAACCATCTGCAATCATTCCATTATTTGTTAAATCAAAAGGGTAATTTATCTCAGTTATAGAATTATCAGTTATTTTATATGCTCTATACTCAATGCTATCTAACTCATAAACTTCACAAATAAGAGTTTTTTTACTTTTATCATCTTGTGATAAGTTATAAATTACATAGCCATCTATCAATTTCGGATTATATTCATTTCTTATTGGGAAATAGTCTTTTGGAGTAACTGGATAAAAACTAAATCTATCTAACTCTGTAACTCCTTTTAAAAGCAATTTACCAGCCCAAGATTGAATAACCATAGTTTTACCTAGTAAATCATCTAAATCAAAATCTTTTATAAGGTCAAAATCTTTCTGATTAGTTACTAACTTCTTACTTGTTGCATATTCAGCATAAAGTCTTGTTGTTGCTTGTAATAGTCCATTACCTACAACTAAGTCTTTAAGACTACAACCTTTACTATTGCTTGTTAAGCTATTGTTATTAATACTGTAAGATTTCATATAACCTTGCTTGTCTACTATTCCCATATATTCAAGATTTACTCTTGCTTTTACATCTGCAAAAAATACATCTGCACTTTTACCATCTGATAACTTCCTATATTTTTCACAATTTCTATGAATATCAGTTTGAATATACTCGTTATATGCTTTTAATATCCTTGATTTTTCCATTTTTAAACTCCTAGTGGCTTTCTTATTTCTCCATTCTTAAATGTAGTAGCCTTATACTTTTCTAGTCCATATCTCATTGCATCCACTGTATGTGGATCTAATGTAAATTTATCTTCTAAGTAATTTCCGTTCTTATCTTTTTCATGACATAGTTCAGTAAGTTCTCTATATGTATTCTTGCACTTATCAGAAACTATAATCTTGTAAAAACTCTTTAATTTCTGCAATCCATCTAATACACTTCCTGCACCTTTTTCACAATTGATTATTTTAAATCCTGCACGCCTTATTTCTTCTGTTGTTTCAGGTCTTGCATTATCTGCTATAATCTCTCTATGATTTTGCTTTATATAAGCCATAGAGCCTATTAATTCGCTTGTAATTAAGTTCTTGTTATATAATTCATCATAAACATATAAAACATTATTTTCTCTATCTAGAGCCATTCTAACGAGTGCATTATAAGAAATACTAAAACCATAATCTAAGCCATCATATAAATTACCTAATCCATACTTGCTAAGTTCTTTTACTATTGCTTGTACTTCTTCATCACTAGCTTTTTGAATATTTGTAAATACTCTTTCTCCAACTATTCCAAATCTTCCTTGATATGCTATTCTGTATCTTTCAATATCATAAGTTTCAAAATTCTTTAATTGCTTTATATATTCATCAGTAACAAAAGCATTGTCCTCAACAACTGAATGATGATAATAAGTATCATCTGTTGTCATAATCCTATTTTTGTAAAGTTCTTCTTCATCTATTCCTGCTTTTTTAATAAATCTTTCATAAGTCCAGTTATTAATACTAACTGGGTTATTAGTTAAGAATATATGTAAGTCTTTTCCTAATGCTCTTAATCTTCCGTTTAATTCATTAAAAGCGTTGTATGATATCTCTGAACATTCCTCAATCCAAATCATATCTACATTGTCTATTGACTTTAATTTCTCACTATCATCTAAGCCCATAAATATAAACTCACTACCATTTCTACATCTTATATGTAATGGGTTTACTGTATAGCTAAACAATACATTTAAGTTATAGTTGCTAATTATTCCCTTTAATAGTGAAAAACAACTCTCTTTTATAGTTCTATACACTGCTCTAACTACTAATATTCTTCTCTTCTCTTGAATAGCTTTTAATATTAGCTTTAATCCAGTGTGATATGATTTACTACTTCCATATCCTCCAACAATGTAATAGAATCTTTTATCCCAGTTATTTAGATAATCAATAAAATGCTCATTAGCTTGTATATTAATTTCCATTTCTTTTAACTCCATTAATCGTTATAGATACATTATTGTCTTCAATATCTATGTCTTGCTTGTCTTTCCATTTACTTGATTTTCTATTCTTTAACCAAAATATCTGTGCTCCTACATCTCCTGCCATTTCTTTTGTTACTTCTTTTATATATGTACTTTTCTTTCCATCTATCTCTTTTACTTCTTTTATAACTTCTTTATATTTATAGCCTATGGCTCTTTTAAATAAAGCATTTTCAACTTCTATATCTGCAATTTCTTTACCTTTTTTTAAAACTGCCGAAAATGCCGAATATTTGTTTTTATATTCTCTAAATGTTGAATATGCTATACCTAAATTTTTGGCTATCTGCTCATCTGTTAATCCATCTCTTTTCCAAGCCTCTATTTCTAAAAATCTAGGTTCAACTTCTGTTTCATATTTACTTTTAGCAATTGTTATCACCTACTTTGTATTCTAACCAATCAACTTCTTCTCCATTTATTTTCATAAATTTGTTATTTGTGAATTTTAAATATCTTTCAATGATTACTTGTACCCATTTAGGTTCTAGTTCCATTAAATAAGCACTTCTATTTAATTGCTCACAAGCTATTAAAGTGCTTCCACTTCCACCAAATAAATCAAGTACACTGTCATTTTCTCTACTGCTACTCTTTATAGCTCTTGCACATAATTCAATGGGTTTAGGTGTTGCGTGTCCTCCTGCTTCTTCTCTATCTTCTCCTACAACTCTATCAAAATGCCAAACATTGTTCATATTATCATGAGTGTTATTAAAATATACTCTTGTTTCATAAAAAGATTTTTTAATTTCTTCATATTCTCTTTTAATTTCTTCATACTCTTTTTTGAAAGCATCCACATTATTTTCAATAGCCCATTTTTGAAATTTTAAATACACATCTTTTGTTGGTAAATTCCATTGGCTTTTATCTGTCCAATGGTCTCTACTTTTATCTGAATGCCCTGCTATCGTTTTCATTGTTGGAATATCCCAACCACATTTATTTCTTTGTTCCAACAAATAAAGTCTTATAGGTTCCCAACCTTCAAAATAATTGTCTGAATTAGTATTAAAACCTTGAACACCTTTTATCACAAATAAACACTTCTCATCGGCTATTGGATACATTCTAAAATCTTCACAGTTTTGTCCTTGACCATTTCCTTTATCCCAAGTGATTAAATTTCTAAATGTGATCTTATTTTCCTTGATTAAAGGTTTTATAATTTCTGAATAAATATCCATTAAAGGTTCATCTATTCCCCAGCAATACCAACTCCCATTATCTGTTATATGTTTTAATGATAAAGGTATCCATTTTTTATTAAACTCTAATAAATCATTGAAATTAAGATTATCATTTGCCACTCCATCTTTTTCTTTTTTCATACCATAAGGTGGGTCTGTAAATAATAATGTTGGAATATCCCCATTTAATAATTTTTTAATATCATTTTCATTTGTTGAATCTCCACATAATAATCTGTGTCTTCCAAGTTCTACATAATCTCCAGTTTTAATTACTATTTTTTCAACTTCTATTTCCTCATAATCTTCTTTTAATTCCTCTTGATTTTCTTCAATGTCATCTACTTGATTTAAAAGTCTGTCTATTTCATCATCACTAAAACCTGTTAAACTTAAATCAAAATCTTCTACTTTCAGAGCATTCAACTCATACTGTAATCTGTCTAAATCAAAATCAGTATTCATTGTTGTTTTATTGTGTGCAATTATATATGCCCTCTCTTGAACTTCTGTAAGTCCATCTAGCACAATACAAGGTATTTCAGTTAATCCTAATTTCTTAGCTGCTAAAAGTCTCCCGTGTCCCTCAATAATTTGATTATCTGCATTAATTGCTATTGGGTCATTAAATCCAAACTCTTGTATAGAATTAGCAATTTGTTCAATTTGCCATTCTGGATGTTCTTTTGCATTGTTCTCATATTCTTTTATGTCATCTATGTTTTTATTAATTATTTTTAACTCTTTCATTATTTACCTTCTTTTTTGTTTTTCTGTTAAAATTCTATGCCTATAATTTGGCTCTAATTTTTCAACTTTATTAAGTAATTTCTTATCATTAAAATGCTCCCAGTATATAGTGCCTTGTGCTAAGTTTCCGAATAAAACTTGTCCTTCAATATCTTGAAATCTTGTTATTTCTTTGGAGTTCCTATTTATGTTTAAACTTTCTTCAACTGTTTCAAACTCTAAATTTAACCCTAACACTTTATTTAATAAAGTTGTATGTGTATCTATATAGCTTCCTATATATAATTTACCTAGTACAAATAATACTGGTCCATCTCTGAAGCCTATATCAAAATGTTTTTTATATGTTTTCATAAAATCTCCTGAAAAACAAAAAAGGACTTAAATAAAAAACTAATAAGATTTTTACATCTTAATTAATTTGTTATCTAAGTCCTTCTACTTTATATTATAAAGCTGTCAATAGATTTCTCTACTTAACGACTTGGTCTTTTAGTTGTTGTTTGTATTATAGCATACATATACAGTAAATTCAATATTTATGTTTTGCTTTTATTTTGAATTTTAACAATATTTATATGCTTACATCTACATTTTATTTTTAGAGTATTCTTATCTAAATACTCAACTGATTTACATTTAATTTTTATATTATTTTTGCTTTTTATACTGGCTATGAATTTATTACAATTTTTACATTTGTAAATCAATTAATTCAACTCCTCAATTTCAATTATAAAATAATCTTTTTCTGTTCCTGTTTTCTTAGTTGCTTCAAGTTCAAAAATCTGGTCATCATCTACAAATAAAAAACCTTTCAAACAGTCAAAAATTGATTTAAAATAATTGTCTATATCTCTAATTCTATTATCTGCAAAAAATAAATTTACTTTTACTTTTAATCTTCCTTTAAAAGTTTTATAGCCTTTTGATTTTAAAAACCATTGAACTTTATCTCTAAATTCTCTACCCTCATCACTTAGTATCTTTCTTTTACCACCTCTTGCTATCTTCCAATGTCCATTAACACTGTCTGGCTTATATGGTATCTCAAATCTTTGCTTCATCTCATCACTTCCAAGCTAGCACAAATATTGAAATAGTTTCTATAATACTGATTGTAAGTAAACTATAAATTATTTTCTTACATTCTTTTACTTCCTTTTTTGTAGTATGATGTTTTAACTTTTCATTGAAATAGTCCCCAGTAGCTTCATTGGCTAATTTAAATAAAAAATCTCTGTTTCTGCTTTGAGCAGCTAAGTTATTATTATCTTTTTTTAAAATCTCTATTTCTTCTTTTAAATCATCTATCTCCTTAATATAAGCCTTATTATCTTGCTTCTTATGTCTTAGATTTTTAATTAAGTTTAAAAGATATTCCTCACATTCCTCTTTGCTGTTTAACTTGGAAGCATTATAAGTTATTCCAGCCTCTTTATTGGCTCTTGTTATGAAAGCTCTTAAATAATCTCTTGTTGATATTTTATTATTTACCATTTGTTCCTCCTATATTTTTAATTTTCTTTTACTTTGCCAATTAAATTCTATATATTTGCACATTTCTAAAAGCCTATCATAGACTTTATTAACTCCATTAATTTTAAGATGTTCTTTAAGTTCTCCAACTTTTAGATTAGTTGTTATTATAATCGGCTTTCCTGCTCTATATCTCTCATCGAACAGTCTAAAAATCTTCTCCTCTGCCCACATTTTTCCATTTTCTCTATTGATATACTCACTGCCTAAATCATCAATAAATAAAAGGTCCACATCTTTAACAGAAGATATAAAGCTTTCTTCTTCATCTATATTTTTTCTAATTCTGTTAAAATATGCTCCTAACGAGAAACTTAACACTGAGAATCCTTTTTCATCTAGCATATTACAAACACAATTTGCTAGGAAAGTTTTACCTGTTCCCACTCCACCAGCAAAAATATATCCGTGTTTTTCTATGTTAAAATCTTCTGCATATTTGTATAACTCTTTGTAAATTTCTCTTTCTTCTGTGTTAGATTTATCTATTTCAGCATTAGAAAAAATGTTACTTCCTGCATTTCTATCAGTTATAGATAAATCCTTAAATCTTTTCAATCTAGCTTGTTTTCTGTAGCTTCTCACACAAGCACAATCACGACTAAATGTATAACCCTGTGGAGTTTTATACTCTGTAACTTCTTCACAAACCTCACATCTTTTTAAAACTACATCACCATTTTCTAATACTTCTACTGGCTTTTTTTCTAAGAAGTCAAAATCATTGTTTTTTATTTTTTCTGCTAGTTCTTTGATACTTGTTCCACACATATTAATCACCCCATTTTATATCTCGTGCTGCTGCATTATTTTGAATTTTATTAAATTTAGATTGTTTATATTTTGCTATCCATTCAGGCTCTAATCCTTGCCATTCTTTCTCCATAGCAATATTTATAGCTTCATCTAAACTAAACCAGTCAGGAAAATCTTTTAATATTTTCTGTATAGGAACTATTGTTTTTATTGGCTTTTTAATTGATTTTCTATATTCTACATATCTAAATAGAAGCTGTTTATAGTCATCATTTAGCTTTAAATCGTTGATATAAGTTTCAACTTCGTTTTTTGATTTTTCTTTTTTATATTTTTCTTTATTACTTAATTCTTTTTTATTAAATTCTTTTTTAGTAGAATTCTTTATTATTAATACATCGGGATTTTCCAGATTTGGGTTTCCCATATCAGGCTTTTCCAGATTTGGGTTTCCCATATCAGGCTTTTCCAGATTTGGGTTTTCCCGATTAGGGTTTAAATTAGAATAATCTGTAATATCATTTTCTGAATTATCTTCAAATACAAAATAATCAACAGTACCATCTTTGTTTTTTCTTCTGCTGATATATTTAGCTTCTATCAATTCTTTTAATCCACTGTATACACTATCCAAGCCGTCTTTTGAATTATTGGCAATATCTTTTGGGTTATAATTCCAACCTGCTGGTTTAGATAACATATAAAGCATTATTCCTTTTGCTTTTAAAGAAATATTATTATCTGTTATTAATTTGTTATGAATAGTTGTGAAATTGCCTTTTTTTGTTACTACTGTTTTACTCATTTTTTACCTCCTGTATATTTGGAGAGCCTTGGCAGTTCTCCTATTTATTAATTCAATTAGTAGAGCTTATATAGAGCCTGCCAAAGCTACATACAAGCCCCACTAATTCAAGTAATAAATTTAGTTGGAATTAGTAGGAAAAATATTAATATTTCTTTTAATTCTAATATTTCACAAGTAGGAATTTTACTAGGAAATATTAATGTAAAATAATGCATTAATTATTTTAGAATATGTAAAATTTTTCTTTGTTTTCCATTGATATATATAAAAAAGTTATTAGAATTTTTTTAGAATTTTATTTTACATTGAAATATTTTAAAATATTTATATCTTAAAAATATCTTTTAATACGAATAAAAAAATAAGAAGTAAAATATTTTAAAATATTTTATGCATATTCTTATTAACTTCTCCTGAAAAAATCTTAATAATTTCATTGATATATATAGAAAAAATTAATATTTATTTTGAAAAGTCTAAATAAAATCTTGAAAGTTTTATATCCTACATCTTTATCAACTAGTATTTTCACAAGAACAGTCCTTGCTAGATAAAGATGTAAGATAGTTGGCTTTTTTACATCATAAAAAGCTGCACGCAACCAAAACATATAGTTGTAAATTGACGGACTTACAACGGTACGGCTAGTTTTAAAATTCAGATATGCATATCCTATAAATTCCGAGTCTAACACTCCAACCACTAGCTTGTTTACACCCTAGAATGCTTGTAAGATTAGTTCTTACACGCATAGCCACAAGAAAAACCTCTTTCAGATTTTTGGAGGAGAGAGAAAAACTTATGGCTATGTGTCTGAGGACTAGCCTTTTTTTAAATTTCTTTAATTAATAAATATTTCCTTGTTTTTTCCTATACAAAATTCTATAATAACCTTTGTGGTGGAGTTAAGGAGGTTATTATGGATAATATATTTTTAAAAAATTTAGATTCGGAACTATTAAAACATCTTGAATATATTCCTGATAAAAATATTTTAGTAGTTACTTTTCAAAATAATAATGAATATCTATATGAAAATGTAACACCTGAAATTTTTGAAATCTTGAAAACAGCAAAATCAAACCCAGTTTATGAATATTCCTATGGTAAATGTTTTCATAGATTAATTCGTAGCTTTCCAGATGTATACATTTTTCATAAAATAGGTTAATCAATAACAACAAATATATATGCTGGTCCTGTAAACTTTATTGCTTTATCTTCAATTTTTATTTCTGTTTCATCATAAGGATGTATCCAATATTTATCAACTCCACCTCTGTAAGTTAATTCATCACATAAATCTTTTGTAGAAAAATCTTTTATATTCTTTTCTTTTATTTTTTTTATTTCATCTTTTAATCTTTCTATTTCTTCATTAGCTTCTTTTAAATTTTCCATTTTTATTCTCCTTTCTCATAAATTAAAAAATTTAGAAATTAAAGATTAAAGAATAACCCTTTAATCTTTTTATACTTTTTTATTATCGTAAAATACGTTTAATAAAGATAAAAAAAATTATATCTTTATTCCTAAATCTATTCCTAAAAAATTTGTTATTTTAATAATGCTCTTATATCTAATATTACCTTTTAACAACAAACGCATAGTATCATAAAAATTTGTTGGAGACATTCCGATTGATAAAGCTATTTTCTTTTTAGATATGTTTTTTCTTAATCTAGCTTTTTCAATTTTGAAGTAAATTTCTTCTCCTGTAATTGTTTTAGTCATTTTATCACCACCTTTTAAATCTCTAAATATATTTTAACGTATAAGACGTAAAAAGTCAAGCAATTATATTTTAAAATAAAAAACCACTATTTAAAGTGGTTTTATAATTTTTCTTCTTCTTTTTCAAAAATTTTAGTATATACAAAAGAGTAATAAAAATAATCAGCCATTGTTTTTATATTATTTATTTCTTCACTTGTAAGTGTAAAATCTAAATTATTATCTTTTTTTGTAAATCTAATTCTAACATTGTCTGAAAGAGCCATATCGTATATCATACTTAACTTATCAGAGTCAATCACATACTTTACACTTTGATAACTTTTACCATTTTCAAAATTTGAATCTTGAGAAAATACATTACCTGTTATTTCATATCTATTTTTATCTGTTAATACTATTATTTTATCAAAACTAAAATAACTATCATTTATACAAGTGAATGTAATGTTTCCTCTTGCATAATAATCCACAACAAAATCGTCATCATTAAAATTATATTGATAAGCTTCTATTTTTATCTTATCTGTTATTTTTTCATCAACTGGAACAGCTTTAAGTTCTTTATTAAAATCATCACTTTCAAATTTAAGTTTTTCATCAGTACTTTTTACAAGTTCCTTAAAATCCTCTAAACTAATATTTCGTTCAATTAATGCTTCGTTGAAAATTTTGTTTGCTTTTTCTTTGTTTTTTTCATCTTTAAAATCAGAAAATTTTATTTTTTTATTAACCCCATTAACACTTTCTTTTTTTAAACTTTCTTTTTTTATATCTCCATTTTGTTCAAAACAACCAAAAATTAAAAAACAACTAAAAATCAATAATAAAAATTTCTTCATATTACCCCCCTAATTATAATGGCTTATTTATTTGTATTTCTTTGTTTAATTCTTTACCTTCCTTTGTAACTGGATAGATAGTTATTCCCTCACAAATATATTTGACTATATGAATTATAATAGCAATAGACGATGTTAATATAATTAAAGGTACTAACAACGAAGCTATAAAATAATTTCCTATCGCTCCAGCTATAAAACTAAAAATAATAGTGGTAACAATTATCCAAATTAAAGAAACAACCATTAATAAAAATACATCAATAATTTTAAAATCAAAACTGATTTTGTATTTCATATAAAACCCTCCCTTAATAAATTTATAATCTATTGTACTATAAAATTTATAGTTTATCAAGAATAGTAAAAACATTGATTTTTAATTAAAAATATCTAATAAAAAACCACTAATTAAAGTGATTTTAGTGTTGTAAGTTATTTATTATCTTAGTATGATTGCATATTGTTAAAATTTAGTTGAAGTCCATTATTATTTTTAATTTTTATATTTATATCGTGTAATAAAATCATTGTTATTGTATTTAAAAATGTTTCTCCTAAAACTTTAACTATTGTGCTTTCTTCACCTATTTGTTGAGCATCCTCATGAGCATAAGTAATTTTTTTAAAATAATTATCTAACATATTCTCTATTTTAATATGATAATTTCTTTTAGCTTCCAATATTTGAAATTCATCACCTGTTCCATATGCTTGAATAAACTCATTTGCAATATTATTCTTTTCTCTTTTTATTGCATCTGTAACATATTGTAATGTCATGTTAGTTAGTCTTATATCATTTCTTCTAAGTGTTTCAGCAATAATTTTTACAGCAAGTTTTAAATTTATGTACAAAAAGTCAAGATCATCTAGTGCTTTCAAATAATTCCTTTTTGTTTTTTCCCCAGCATTAGAAAAAATATCATCAAATGTTATAATTACTAGATTAGATGCAATATCTAATATATCTTTGTTTATTTCGTTTAATTCATACAATTCTAAAATTTTATCTATTTGACTATTAATATGATTTCTGGAACTATGAACACCTTTTATCATTCTTGCTTGTGTTATTCCTGAAATGATATATTTATAATTTTTATAATTTGGTAATGTTTCAAAGGCAATATTAGTTAAAATTCCAGTTTTTATTATATCTGAAGGTGTTTTCTCATACACTGAAGATAAACTTTGTATTTTTCCTTCAATGTTTTCCAAGTTCATTTGGTTTAAAATTAATTCTAATTCCATATAAATTACTCCTTTTCTTCCATATTTATTATTTCAGTTTCTTCTATCTCAGAAGAATCAAAATATATATTTTCTAAATAATCTACAATTTTTTTTAAGTCAGTTGCTATACTTTTTAAACCTTTTTTCATTTTTTTTGTTTTTTCTTTATTATTTATATCAAGCAGAAGTTTAACATCTGCCCATTGTTTTGAAATATTTTCATTAAAATCCCAAATTTTTGTTATTAAAAGACTATTGCTTTCTAAATCACTGCCAAAAGCTCCAACTTTTCTTTTTGATATATAATCTAAATTTTCTTTTTTAGTAATACTATACATATTAACTTTTTGTCTAAGCAGCTCATTTTCTTCAATTAAATCTTCCATTTTATTTAAAATATTTTCATAAGCTTTATTATTTTTTATTTTTAATTTTGAAATATCTTTTTTATCTAAGATATTTTTAATAAACTTTTTATCATTTAAATTTAATTTTTTTAATGAGTGTAATTTTTCTAATGTTTTTTTATTAAAATTACTACTAGTATTTTCTAACATTTTTTTAATAGTTTTTGCTGATAATTTACTTTCTTTTGAAAATTTATAAACACTAATATTTTCTTGTTTTAAATATCTTTCAACTACTTCTTTAATAGTGGTATTTTTATCTAAATTTTCTTTCATTTTTACTACTACTCCTTTTTTACTTTTTTTATATAAAAAAGTATAGCACTTTTATTAATATTTTCAAATATCCCCCCTCAATCTTTTTATTTCTTCCAACATCAAAAAATTAGTTTCTGTTTCTTTAAACTCATATTCCTCAAATACTTCATCATCTGGAATTAATAGATAACTTGCAAATAAGTTTGCTTCATCTTCCAATCTACTTCTTCTTAGTAAACTTGTGTTATCTATTAAAAACTGATGTTCACTTGATGAATGTAAAATAGCGTGTCCTAGTTCGTGGCAACAAACTAACATTTTGTCAAACTCATTCAATTTTGAATTTATAAATATAAATTTTCTCCTTAAAACTCTTTTAAATAAACCCCTAACCTCTCCTAAATCTTCAATTAATACTTCAATATTTAGTTTTTTGGCTAGTTTAAATGGATTTTTAGTTCCATATTTTACAATTAAATCTAAAACTTTTAATTTTATATCCATTTAATCGCCTGCCTATTTCTTTATTTTATTTTTTTCTTTTGCAATAAAAAATGCCGATTGGATAGCCATTAAAACTCTTTCTTTATCTTCTTCTGATATAGTTTCATCATTAAACATTAATGCTGACTGTTCTATAATATCATTAAATTGTCTTTTGCCTCTACTGTCTAATTGTCTATATAGTGGATTTTGAAGTATCTTTATACCTATATCTTTTGGTACTAACACTGAAAACAGTTCTTTTCTTTCTTCTTCATCTAACTTTAAAGCTTTTGCTATCTTTTCAAGTGTTTCTAATCTACTTTTTTTAATTTTTCCTCTTTCAATATCTCCAATAGTCCCTTGTCCTACTCCTGAAAGTTTTACCAATTCTTGTTGAGTTATCCCTTTTTTCTCTCTTAATTTTTTTAAAGTTATAGATAAGTCTGCCATAGTACACCACCTTTTCTTTTACTTTTTAATATTATAAAATAAAAAACGTAAAAAATAAAATTTTTTATTGACTTTTCACGTTAAAAACGTTATAATAAATTATAAGATATATAAGATTGATAGAAAAATAAATTTTTTTAAATAATTTTAACGTAAAAAACGTTAAAGAAACGGAGAAAATATGGAAATAAAATCAAAAAACTTCACACTAGAATTTACATCAGGACAATGGAACTTATACACAGAAAAAGAAACATATACAGGAACAGAAGTATTAAAACTGTTCCCAGAACTAAAAGATTTAAGTTACTTAGAAGATGAATATACTTCTATAAATGCTTACTGGGATAGCGACGAACAAGCTGGATATATAGATACAGAAATAACAGCTCCTAAAACAGAAAATACATACTCATTTAAGATTAAGAGTAAAAACTTTTCTAAGTTCTTAAAAGATTTAAGAAACTTAGAAAATGAAATAGAAATATACAAAGATAACATTACTGGCTGGGAATATGAAAAAGAGGATCCATACGGAAGTCGTGGGTTATCAATAAGAGATTTTATATAGGAGGAGAAAATGAAAGATTTATATTTTATATCAGAAGAAGCAAAAATAATATTTGGACTTGTTGAATTAGATGGAGAAGAAAGAATGAAACTTGTTGGTGTAAATTTAACACATTACTATAACACTGATAAGGCTAAAAACTGGTATGAAGAAACTAAAAGCAAAATTGAAAATAGTGAACATCCTATGAAAGATGTAGCTATTGAAAATCTAAATAAATTATATAAAGGTATGAAATAGGAGGAGAAAATGAAAAAAGGAATGAAAGAAAAGATATTAAAAATAATGGAATTAGGATTAGAAGTAAATAAAAAAATAAAAAAAAGCTTTTTTATGAGTTATTTCGGACATACTAACAGTATTAGTATAGAAATTTATCGTACTGGTTGGTCTGAAAACAAAAAAGCAGATTATAATGAAAACATTTTTCTTGATTTAGAAAGTGCAAACAAAAAAATAATTGAAACTATAAAAGTATTAGAAGAATTAAAAGGAGAATAAAAATGAAAAAATATTGGAAAGAATTAACTGATAAAGAAAAATATGAAATTTATGATGAAATTTGCAAATCAGAGTTATATCAAGAAGCTTTAAGTGAATTAGGTAATGGTTGGTGTACAGAATTTTCTGAAACTTTTATGATGTATAGAGGAGCTGAAACAGAAAATGGAGAACTTATAACTATTGAAAGATTTAAAGAAATTATGTTTGATAAATTTAGAAATTATTTTTAAAGGAGGAATAAATGCACTGTAAAACATTAAAAAAATATTGGAACAAAATACCTTTTCCAGCTGGAATAACTCTGGTAGAAGCTGTGGAAATAATAAAAAAATATATAGAAATGGAGGGAGCAAATGGAATTTAAAAAGGCAAGTTTTTGGCAAGTAATAAAGTACAAAATTAAATGGATAATTAATAATATTGATTATTTATTTGATAGATTAGAAGAATTGATGTAGGAGGAAAAAGATGAAAACTATAAATATAAAAGGTAAAAACTATGTTCCAGTTGTTGAAAGACTGAAAGAATTTAGAAGCTCTGAAAACTTTAAAAATTGGAGCTTAGAAACTGAATGGATAAGTATCAATCAAGAAGTTGCAACTTGCAGAGTGATTATAAGAGATGGAAACGGAATTTTAAAATCTACTGGAACAGCAATGGAGTTAAGAGATGAAAAAAGTTCTCTTGTAAATAAAACATCTCATGTAGAAAATGCAGAAACATCAGCAGTAGGTAGAGCATTAGGAAACTTGGGAATTGGACTTGATGGAGATGAAGTTGCTTCTTATGAAGAAGTTTCAAGAGCCAAAAAGCAACAATTAATTAACTCTATTAATTCAATGGTAGATGAAAGAAATAGAGATGAATATGAAAGAGAATACAAGCTATCAGAAATAGGAATGATGAGCATAGAAGATTTAGAAGTTCTTGAAAATCAATTAAGAATAAATCAAAAACAATTACTATGTGAGGCTATTTCAAATATAGCAACAAATGAAGATATGCAAGGAATTTTAAAAAAATATAAAACTAAAAATCTTGGAAGTTTAGATTTGAAAGATTTACAAACAACACATGATATTTTAGTTAAATTTAATCAAAAGTGTAGCCAAAAAGAATTAGAAGATTTAAGTGTACTTTGTAAATTTGTTGATATAGATATGGAAAATTACATAAAAGAACATTACAAAAAAGAAGCTAAAGAATTAACTAAGAGAGAATATTCACAAATGAAAAAGAAATTAAATAGTTAGGAGTAAATAAAAATGGATAGACATATAATAAATTCAATAGTTTAACATATTGCCGACATCGGGAAGATGTTCAAAGTATAGAAAATAGGAGGAAGTAATGGGAAAAGAAAATGTACTAGAGATAGAAATAATAAAAGCAACTGATAAATATAGTTATTGGGCAATTAGAAAAGTAAATAAAATAAAGTTAAAAAAAATGCCATTAACAGAAATAGCACATGAAGACAAAAAGAAATATTGTTTTGGTTATGGATATAGAAATGAATTTAAAAAAGAATATATTGGTTATAATCACCATAGTTGTGTTAGTGATTATCAAATAGATTTAGAAATTGATAATTTAGAAAGTTATGATAAACCATATTTAATAGAAAATAAATTAGTTCCAGATTTACAGTTTTTAATAGATGTTGTAAATGAAAAATATGGAATACCAAAAAGATGGAGAGCAAAAGAACTTGAAGAATATTATTATATAGGGTCAAGTGGAATTGTTTGGAGTGTTGGAGAAGAATTTTCTGATGAAGATAACGACCATTATAATTTGGGAAACTATTTTCAAACAAAAGAAGAAGCTCAAAAAGTAGTTGATAGCAAAGAATGGCAAGAGTTCTGGGCTAAGGTAAGAGCAAGAGAGATTGGAGGAGATGAATGATGAAAAAGATAATAGAAATAAATGTAGAAATGCCATATCATAGCGAAGTATATGCTATTGGTGAAAAGGCTTATGGAGCAGCAAATACTTTTTATGAAGCTGGAATTATTAAAGAAATAAAAAAAGAAATAAAAGAAGAAGGGACTATTTATTTAATTATAACAGAAAAAGGAATAACTTTAGAAATTAAAGACTCTCAACCAGGATTGAGAATAATTTGGAGTGATGAAAATGTGGAAGTGTAAAAAATGTGGAGGAACTAATTTTAAATTAGGGATTAGTGGATATGTAGATGCATATTTTGATAAAGATGGAATGGGTGAAATTTGTGAGATGACATTAGAAATAATAGAAGAAGAATGTGTAGAGTGTTGTAAATGTGAAAATAATGGAAATTATATACAAGATATAGCTTATTGGGAGGAAGAAGATGAGAGAGATTAAATTTAGAGCTTGGTTAAAATATAGAAAAGAAATAGTTAATGTAGAAGAAATTGACTTTATGAATAAAGTGATTAATTATATTGATAATGATTATGAAAATAATAGACAAGAAATAATAGGAGCTTGCTTTGAAGATATAGAACTTATGCAATACATAGGATTAAAGGATAAAAATGGAAAAGAAATTTATGAGGGAGATATTTTATTATCGGCAACAGAAGATGGAGTATTCTTAATATCAATAGATTTTGGAGACCCAGATAGAGAAGATATTAATACACTTAAAGGTTTTAAAATGAAAATAGAAAAAGTATTATCTGAAAGTCAATATTTTGAATATTTTAATAATAAATTAATAAAATTAATTAATAAATATAGCATTCCAGTAGAAGTATACAATAATGAGAAATATATAAGTGATGGTTGGTGGATTATTGGTAATATCTATGAAAATCCAGAATTATTAGGAGAATAAAAATGAAAAAAATTCTTGATGTGTGCTGTGGAAGTAAAATGTTTTGGTTTCAAAAAAGCAGAGATGACACAGTGTATATGGATAATAGAGAAGTTGAAGATGTATTATGTGATGGAAGAAAATTGGAAATAAAGCCAGACATAGTTGCAGATTTTAGAAATATACCTTTTCCAGATAAAACATTCAAGCTAGTAGTTTTTGACCCTCCACATCTAATAAAAGTTGGAGAGAAAAGTTGGCTGGCTAAAAAGTATGGCCATCTGGGTAATAACTGGAAAGAAGATATAAAACAAGGCTTCAATGAATGTTTTAGAGTTCTTGAAGTTAATGGAATATTAGTTTTCAAATGGAATGAGGAGCAGATTAAACTTAATGAAATATTAAAATTGACTGATGTTAAGCCTTTGTTTGGTAATAAGAGGGCTAAGACACATTGGTTGATATTTATGAAAGAGGAATAGACAAATGACTTTTAAACAAGCAGTAGAAGAAATTAAAAAAAATAATAAGGTTAAACATAAAAGCTGGGATAGTTTAATAGTTGAAGGAGTTTGTAGTAATGTGGTTAATCTTACTGATAACAGAGGTTGGACATATTATTTTGAATTAGATGATTTTTTAAAAAGATTTGGAAAATTTAAAAATGGTTGGGTACTTGTTAGTGATGATGAATATATAGAATTTTGTAATAATTGGAAGTAGTAAATGATTAAGAAATATGTTAAAAAGCCTGTGGAAGTAAAAGCGATACAATTCGGAAAAGATGAAGATATAGTGAAAAGTATAATTGAAAAAGGCTACTTTGAATTTGAACTATATGATAATACTGATATGTATGAAAGTGTAGGATTTGGAGATTTTGTAGTAGAAGATGAATATTCTGAATATAGAGTTTTTGATGAAGATGAATTTAAAGAATTATATAAGGAAGTGAGATAATGGAATTTAAAAGACCAGAAAATTTTGAAGATATATTAAAATTACAAAAGCATTTAGATAAAAATTTGAATAATGTTAGACCTAGATATTTAAGAGATATTAAAATGTCTCTTATAGCTGAATGTGTTGAATTTAATGAAGAAACAAAAGAAAGTCATAAGACTTGGAAAACAAAAGAATATAATAAATCTATGGAACTGGAAGAACTTACAGATATTTATTTCTTCTATGCTCAAATGATTAATTTCAATGAAGATACAGTTAATAATTATGCAAGAATTAAACATCTTGTAGCAGTAGATTTTAATGGTTGGCAAATTAAAGATTATGGCTCACAGGTACTGCCAACATTGAATTTAATAGATAACATCATTAATGACAATGTTTTATATGCTATTGATAATTTAATGGAGATGGCACAAAAGTTAGGATACAGTAAAGATGATATATTAAACTGCTATTGGGAAAAGTGGCAAAAGAATATGCAGAGAATTGGGAAGGAGTGGAATTGATGGAAGAACTTACATATAATGCAAAAGAAGTTATGAAAATGCTTAAATGCTCACAAGCTACGGCATACAGGACTATAAATGAAATCAATAAAAGATATTGCAAAAAAAATAAACTAGATGAAAAGGCTCTTGTAAGTGGGAAAATTAGTAAAAAACTTTTCCACGAATATTATCCTAACAATTAAAGATTTACAAAATTTAAAAGGGGGAGTAATATAATAATTGCTCTCTCTTTTTTAAAGGAGGAAAAAATGAAAAATGAAAATGGAACAGGGAGTGTATATAAGTTAAAAGGGAAAAGGAGGAAGTGTTGGGTAGCAAGAGTTACTGTGGATTTTGTAGATGGGAAGCAAAAAAGAAAAATTATAGGAACATATGAAACTAGGAAAGAAGCACAAACTGAATTGCTAGGCTATTTGAATAATCCAACTCTTTATAGTGGAAAGACTTTTAAAGATGTAAAAGATTTATGGTATTCTAATTATTCAAAAACAGTATCTAATATTACTTTGAGAAATGTAAATAATCAATTAAAAAAATTAGAAGCATTTAATGATATAAAAATTAAAGACTTGAAATTATATACATTACAAAAGTTTTTTGATGATTTAGACAGTGCTTATGGCTCAAAATTAGCACTTAGAAGTGCTTTGAATATGATTTTTGAATTTGCATTAAAAAATGAATTTATAGAAACAAATAGAATCAAGTTTATTGAATTAGGGAAAAATGAAAAAGTTGTTGAAAGAAAAATTTTTACATCAGAAGAGATAGATATTTTATTTAACAGCTTAGATTCTGAAAATAGATACATCAAAAAAATGTCTTATGCAACTTTAATATTAATTTATACAGGTCTTAGAATTGGTGAATTAATGAATTTAAAAACTAAAGATGTTGATTTAGAAAGAAATGTAATTTCTGTTGTAGAAAGTAAGACAAGCGCAGGAGTTAGAAAAGTACCAATTTCAGAAAAGATTATACATTTATTTAAAGATAATATAGACTATTCAAAAGAATATTTTTTTTACAATAAAAAAGGTGGTCAATATAATTATGTTAATTTCTTTCAACAATTTCAAACAATGTTGGAGCTTCTTAATTTAGAAAGACACACAATACACGATACAAGGCATACTTTTGCTACATTGTTAAATAATGCTAATGCAAATAGTACATCTATAATTAAGTTAATAGGTCATAGTGATTTTTCAATGACAGAAAATGTTTACACTCATAAAGATATTGAAGAACTTAGAAAAGCTGTTAATTTATTAAATTAAAAGTGTTGGCTATTTGTTGGCTACCTAATTAAGAAATATGATAAAAATAAGAATTATAAGAAATAAGAAAAACTTAAAAAGTATTACAAAATTAAAGTTTTAGTATTTCCTACAATTAAATAAATCATAGAAAAAAAAGATTTTTATTTACAATAGAAATCATAAAATTTCTATGATTTATTTTTATTTTTAAAATAAAAATACCCCTAATGAAGAATATAAAATCTCCATTAAGGGTGTTTTGTGGCTCACTGCCTATATATTAAAAAGTTATTACCTACAATTAATCTAAAAACAATTTACTTAGTTACATTATTTTTTAAATTTATTAGTTATTAAGGGATTTTATAAAATAAATTTTTTTAATAAATTGTTTTTAAAAAATTAATTGCATCTTCAAGGGTAAGTTTATAAATAAATTCTTTTTCTTCCTCATTTAACAAACTAAACTTTCTTTTAAATTCTAAAAAATGCAT